CTCAGGTGGCAAGGAATGATGAGATGTTTGAAGCGATGGTTGAACTAGCAGGGAAATGTCGTTCGTGCGCTGGCGTCGCTCGGGATAGCGATGGAGAAAGCTGGTTAAATGCTGAGTGCCCAGAGTGCTCTCCTCTGTGGAGAGTTATTGACCGTATCAAACCGACATCCGACAAAACCGCAGGGGAAGACGTTTCAACTCCCCCACCAGCAAAGGCGGTAGATGGGTGGATAAGCGTCGAGGAGAGGTTGCCGGACGTGAAGGAGGGGCGAGAAAAGACGGTCATCGTTACTTTCAAGAGCGAATTAGGAAGGGATTGCGTTGGCGAGGCTCATTATCTCAACCGTTACGAGTTGCTTCTAGGTTTCGATTACGAGCCGAAACCAGAGGATGAGTATGACGAGGATGATTGCACCATGAAGTGGACTGGATTCTGCTGGCTTACCGATGAGAACAGCGATGAGGAGTTTCAAAAGATTACCCAGAAAATCACTCATTGGATGCCAATGCCTCCCCCACCAGTTTCACCAGTTGAAGATCAGAAGGTGAGGGAAGGATGAGCCCCGATAAGCAACGTATTGAAATCGCAAAGGCGTGTGGATGGAAGATTTGTAGCGATAACTTTTTCAAGTGGATTGTTTCTCCAGATGGACGAAAAGGACATTGCTGCGGAATCCATCTTAGTGACGGGGAGGTTTTCGAGAATTGCTTCCAGCCTCACATTGAGAAGCTGGTAATTTTACCCGACTACCTCAACGACCTCAACGCGATGCATGAGGCGGAGAAGGTTCTTCCCAAGGAAAATAGATATGCAGAATGGTTGGTATCGGTTTGCAAGACGATGAACTGGAAGAAGCTTTTGTCAGCCACCGCCGCCCAACGCGCCGAAGCCTTCCTTAAAACCTTCAACCTTTGGGAGGAATCATGATCCCTCTCCAAATACCAGCCTTCGAGCGACCGGAGCAATGGACGAAGGGAAGCTTCATTAATCTAAACGACGACGGCTCTTATTCTTACTGTCTCACGGAATGGGTTTCTAGAGCTTTTAAAGGAGAAGACCGCACGCATGAAAGGGGAAGGGCTATTACAGCCTTAGTCCAAGCTGCATACCCCATAGCTGTATTCACGTTCAACGACCGCCAAGAAACTACCTTTGCCGACGTGCAAGAGGTGATCCGTAAGGCCAATGAGAGGCTGGCTAAAGAGGTATGAACATAGCCATTTCTAGGGACGGAAACAAAGATTTAGGCCACCAGTTGCGAGAGCATATTGAATGCGCCATCTGCAAGAAATCTATAGAGAAGCTTGAGGTCTGGATGGATCACTACAAGCGCATGGTGTGCATGGAGGCCCAATGCCACGGAGAAACGGATTATTCCGAAATATGCGAATTTGACCTTTGGGAGATCATGAGAAGGAAAGTAGATGCCAAAGCGCAGGCCTTCACAAAGAAGAAGTTGGAAAACTTAGCCCTTCCCCAGCATTGGGGGAACAACACAAGAAGAAGGAAGAAAATGAATCCAGATAAACAAAGAATCGCAATTGCGGAGGCGTGTGGGTGGAGCAATTTCCGCGTGTCCACAATCGGAAGGAATCAAGTGTTGTGTGGAGAAAAGCAAGGAGTCTTCCTTCTCCTTGTCCCCGACTACCTTAACTCCCTAGAAGCCTGCCATGAGATGGAGAAATTTCTGAAGGGTGACTTTAAGGATGAGTCTTCCCAGAAAGCTCTTTATGTTGAGAATTTAGTTTTTGCATGCCACGGCCACCCAGACGAGATGGTCGATATCTGGAATTGGCATTTGATTCACGCGCCTGCTGCTCAGCGATGCGAAGCCTTCTTAAAAACAATCGGCAGGTGGGAGGATTCAAACGATGGACAATCTCCTATCCACAAACAACCTCTCTCAACTCCCCATGAATAAATCCTCCCCCTCACTCACCCCCAAGCAAAAGAGAGAAGGGCTGACGGACGACCTTCCGTTTGAATGGTATCGAGAAGAAAACTTCTGCAATTCGCTGGCCGTGCGATTAAAGGGCGGCGGAGGATACACTCATAGAAATGTAGAGATAATTATCCTTCTAACCAAAATCTTAGAAGAACTTCGCAAGCTCTCCGCTCCTGTGCCGCTCAAAGCGGGGAAGAGGAGGAAGGGATGAAAGTCTCAGATATGCCGATGCTGGATTTGACCGATGCGATCAAGCGGGATGATGCTTATAGGCAATACGTGATCGACAATGTTATTCGCGACAGGATGGATCTAGGAAATGTAATCGGAAAGCTGGTTGTTGATTCTCGATACGATGATCCAAAGGAAATCCATGAGAGAACGGTGCAAGTCGTAAAAGCTGTCAGGATAATCCAAAGCCTGACTCGTGATGCCTATGAAGTTGTTAAGAAGAAGAACCTAATTTAACCCCTCCTCCCCCTTTACCCGCATTAGGTGGGAAGAAATAGAAAGAAGATTATGACGACTGATGCATTTTGGAAATGGCAAGAATCAAGCGGCAAGAAAAATGACGGCTATGATCTTGGCTTACTGCGTGAAGGATGGGATGCAGCAACGCGAGAGTCATTGAGAGATTTTAGATCCATCATAGCCGAGCGCGACAAGTACAAGGCCGCTCTAATCGAATGCCTCCACATAGCGCAACGTGGATCTAGATATAACTCTCTCGGACAGACTGTTGAAGACATTGCAACCGAAGCCCTCAAATCCTAACCCCATGCCAAACGAGAAAGAGAACGAGATGAAAAGACCCAAGTATGACACCTACGAATCGGCCTACGTAGAGGAGTTGAAGGCGAAGCTAAAAGCCGCTCATGCGGTCGTTTCGCTCGCAGTCGAATTTACGTCGCATTCCTTATACGGAAGCCCGGCCATGAATCTTGCGAAAGCCATTGATGCCTATAACTACTTGGAGCCTCACCCATCCACCATTAACGATCCACAAACCCCCACCAAAAAGCTTGTCACTTTGCCAGCGGAAACCGTGGAGAAGATAAGGAGAGTTCTTGAGCGTCATCATAAATGGCATCAGGACCAAACAGACCCAGCTACCCTGCTTATCGTCGATGAAAATGGAGACAAGCAAGAAGTTGAGTTGATCCTTGCTGATGAATACGCCGATAGCAGCCTTTACGACCAGACCATTGAAGCACTCTCCCTCCTGCCTCTCGAAGACCACGACGAAGCCAAGCGTAGGCGGGCCACCAACACTGGAAATGAGAGCAAATGAAATCCACCAAAGAAAAACTCGATACCTACGAAGTACTCTCAGCCAACACCATGCCCCCTCAACTTACAGCTATGGACATCGTTATCGCAATCCTTGCATGCCTCGCCCTGTGCGTCATCGGCCTCGTCGTAGCTCTAAAAATCTCAGGCTACTTCATCAAGCCAAACTTGTGAAACCCAGCAAACAAAAGTTCATCGTCATCCCTCCCTGCAAACACTGCGGAGGCGAGCGCATCCGTCAACCAGCGGGGAACATCGCCTGCCCGCCTTGCAACCGAAAGAAGTCTAGGGAGCAAAGATTAACCATGGCGGCTGTGAATTATTCCGGTGACAACTACTTTAGCGACCTTGGATTATGAGACTCTTCATCGTCACAGGAATATCCGCGAGCCTGCTTTTCTCATTCGCATCCTATCTTTGCATGTTTGATCGAGCGCAATGGGCTTCGCTGGCATCTCTAACCTTCTTCATGTGCCTTAGTGAATGGAGCCGCTGAAATGATCGAAATCCCATCTTATACCGAGATCTTTGCCACGCTCGCTCTAATCCTCATTCCACCAATCATAGCCGGACTCCTCGCCTACAAATGGACTCAAAGCCGATGAAGGAATATTTGAAAGACTGCCTGCATGCTATCGCGTGGGCTCTGGCACTAAATGCCATCTTCTACGCCACATGGTTCTTCTGCGAGTCTGCACAGACAAAGGTTAACAATCGCGGGCGGATAGAGGCTCCTCTTAAACGCAGATGAAAACACTTGCAGAAATCATACTCAGCCTACTTCTGATGCCGATCCTGCTTCCATTGCTCTTCATTACGGCTGGATTTGCCATTACTTGGGATGCAGTGGCAAGTCTCAGACCGAGAAGGGAGCCAATTGTTTACCCACTGGATCACGTAATTGAACGAACCACCTTTACTGTAACCATCGCAAGCCCTCGAAGCCCCTGCCATGGAGATCTTTTACAGGTTGGCCATAACACATTTCAAGAGCTGAGGAATATCGAGAAACAGAGCAAAGGCGTTTACAAGGCGAGGCTTGTATGATGGGTGATTGGCTCTTTTGGGATAAGTACGACACGCTTATTGCGATAACTATATTCAGCCTTTTACCTCTTACGCTCTGGATTGCGTTTTCCCTCTACACTATATTCAAAAGACATCGCAACTAAACTTTATGAAAACACTGATATATCTACTGGCAATCACATGCATGATAACAGGCTGCTCCAAGCAGCCACCACCGAAGCCACAAGTCACTCAACCGTACTTTGAAGGCTTTGAAGCCTATCAAGTGCCGGAAGCCCCACCTTCTACCGTAAAATGGCGAGGTGAAGTCAAGATCGACAACGAAGTGAAGCGCACAGGCAATTCCTCACTGCGCATGACCACTAAAACCAAGCGCGAGCCCAACGTGTTCTATTACCTCTCATTCAAGCATGGCAAAGCAGGGAAGAAGCTCACCTTTTGGGCGAAGGGCAAGGATAACTCATGCTTTTGGGTGTCTACTGAAAGATCATGGAATGCCCGTGTTTATGTGGACATGCTCACAAGCGACTGGAAGCAGTACGAGGCAACGTGCCTTGAAGATACACTCTACATCGTGAGCGAAGGAGCTGGAACCGTTTGGGTGGATGATATTCGTATCCAATGAAGAAGATTCTTTTTGCCGCATTGTTTTTCGTCATTTTCCCTATTGGAATTCTATATCTCCAATCATGGCTTTTATGGAAGATTCCGCATGGTCCCCATTGGTGGACTGGGCCAACCTTGGTTGTTCACCTTCTAAGTAATTTTGCGCTTTTTGTGGGATCGATATCATTCGGCATTTACCAGATTAGCAAGAAAACACAATGACCCATCTAGCCCTATTCACACTCTTCTTCTTCCCCGCTATGACCCTTGTAGGTCAGACGGCACGAATGATCACCGTTGCCATGTGTCTGCTCTGCTGTCATCCACGCATTGAAAAGAAGCTGGCAGAACCAGGCATCCTGCTCATGGTATGGCTGGCATGGGCTACTCTCTGCTCATGGTATGGCAACAGCTTCGATATGTCTCTATTCGGCTATTACAAGCGATTTGAAGGGCTTTCCATGTGGCTCCTTGCCGTGTCCTTTGGCTGGTTATTTTGGCGTTCATCCAGCCTTAACAGGCTTTACCTGTCCATCGGCGCAATCTTTGCCGTCTGCCTCACGGTCATGCTTATAGAGCCTAAAATATATGGCGGAATCATCTATGGACATATCACCATAGCCGCCTTTGCTGCCATAGGCTCCTGCATCCTCATGGCGAAACATCCAGCCTTCATCGCCTGCGCTATTCCTTTCGCGTTCATTACTGGAAATAGGTCAATTGTGATTGCATTGCTGTGTGGTGGTGGCTGCTACTTGGCTTTAAACTGGAAGAAGCTGCCAAGGAAGCTCATCTATGCCATGGCCAGCCTATTCCTCATAGCCGCCCTTGGAGTCCTGCCAAAGCTGCTCACGATGGACATCAGGAGCCTAGGCAAAGGCGTGCGCACCCAAGTTGCAATGGAAGCCGTTCAATACATCGCTATGAAGCCTGTTATGGGTTACGGCATCGACACTCAAAGCACCTTATTCGGCAAGAATGAGCATGAGAAAATAACTCATGAGATAAGAGGTAGGGTTTTAGAGCTTCAAATGGACTTGGACCGCTGCCATAACATTTTCTTGGATGTCACCATGCAAACAGGCTTCGTAGGGCTCGCTATATGGCTCTTCCTGCTTACGAGGATGGCTTATAGGGCGTTTTGTTATCCATCTGAGGTCAACACGGCTTGTCTGTGTGGAATGGCTGCGTTCATAGGCTTCAACTTGGCAAATCCCTGTGGAATTCCATCTATCTTTTTAGCCTGTATTTGTATAACTGGAATTGAGAAGGAAAAGCTATGAACTGCCCAACCTGCCGCCAAAAAGTTAGCGCTCATCACATGTTACTTGAGCAAATTAAGGAAATTCAAATTAAGCACGTCAAAAAACCAGAGATGCGGGCTTATCTCGGGAAGCAAGAGAGGGAGGAGTTGAGCAACGATTTAAAGCCGTGGTTTTATGCTAATCTTGAAGGAGTCCATACGATTTACGGATGCCGAATAGTGCCGGTGGACTTACATAGCTATTTGAAGGTGGAAGCATGACCGAAGAGGAGCTAAGAGCAATTAAAGCCGTCTTCGAGGCTGAATCCAGGAAGCGAGGAGGCAAAATAGATGTCGGCATCAGTAAAGAAGGATGGCGCATTTACATCCTGCTTAGGCTGCGTAGCGATACAGATACCAGTGAAGACCTTATTTGCCGCTATAACATATCAGCAATCGCACCACTGGAGCCGCAAGCTGTAAAGTATTTCGACAGCTTTGAGAAGAATCTAAAAATATGAAACCTATATTTATTACACTGTTTTGCTTTCTGCTTGTTGGCTGTGAAGGCAAGATCGTTCCAGCCATCGCTAAAATACAAGGGTATGAGGTCGTAGGCTCGTTCAAGGGAACGGTGGTTTATCACGATAATTCAAACTTTGAATTCCAAGGCGTCTGCTCAATGACCACAACTGAGGATTATAGAGTAGTTAACTGGGTTGAGCTTGATAACGGAAAAACCACATGGGCTTATGGCCCTAAAATGTGTGATGTCGGGACGAGAGTGATTGTTGACATCTATGTCATGCGCGAAGGGCTTTTCAGTGGAGAAGATTTTTACAGGCAGACTTTCAAGATTATTGAATAAATGAACACCCAAACCCTTCTAGCGGATCAGGCTAGGACAAAACCCGAAAGGTTTATCCTATGGCGATCCGTACACTGGTCAAAGTCGCAGTCCTAATCTCACTCATGGTCTACGCTCAGGCCCATATGAGCGAACAGCTACAGTCAAGAGGCCGTCAGCTTGCATTTCTGCGAAACCTGCCACACCGCTATCTTGGAATGCTCTACTACTCGTGGCTACTCCAACAGCACCGAACCGATTACTTGGCGCAATACGCCATCAACTGGAACATTGCCGTTCGTGACCGTGGAGCCATCTTGGAAGGTATGACAAAGCCCGTGGTGACGCTGCTCATCCTAAAACAGATGCAAGATCATCCAGAAGATGAAGCCTTGCGACGACTCGGAAAGCTTATGGTCAAACAGGAGTTTAAAGACCGCGCTGAGAACCTAATGCCCGCGCAACCTGTGATCGACACTGCTCCGACTGTGCTAGGTGAGTCTTTACCCCGATAAGGATTAAGCCGCCTACGATCACAATTGCGCCGAGGATGGAGAGAGCGAGGAAGAGGATCATTTAGATTCGATGGCTTTTTTAAGGATCAAATCGCGCTCGGTGGGAGTCATGTCTTTTCGATCTTTGGATTCTGAAACTATCCCCGAAAGCTTGGCGATCAACTCATTTGCTTTGGGTGAGGTTAATGGGGTCTGAATGGCCTCCGTTAAAAACTTTGTGCCCCAATTGCTTGTATAAAGCTTGGCTAGCACAGGAGGAGTAATGGCAACCGCGCCACCCGCTAAAGGATTGTGCATAAACAAGCTGCCGACGCCCGCGCCATAGCTGAATGTAACAACTTGAGGAGCTGTTCCAGATGGATTGCCAACGCGCTTTTCCATCTTTGAAACAGATTCCGCAACTTTCCAAAACTTTTGGATCTCAGTCACCTTTTGCTTTCCGAACACGGCTTCAAGGTTCTCAGGGGTGAACTTTGCAAGACTTGTTCCAAACTTATCGGGAGAGAAAGCGTCGATGCCATCTGTTTTTAAGATTCTTTCCATGACCGCACGTTGCACGGGCTGGAATCGGTTCACTCCAAGGGCGGACTTCAATCCGTTAATTTCTTGGACGGTCCCAGGCTGCGCAATCATGTCGTAGACCAAGCCGGGATCTTTCTGAATGATTCTTTGGATTTTAGGATCGTTAAAGATTCGAGCCCCCTTGCCGTAGAAACCGTTAGCAAGCTCGAATGTCTGTTGAACCTGTCCACCTTGAAGCCGCGCAAAATCACCCAGACTCTTATCCATTTCACTCTTAATCATACCGAGCTTTCGCGCAACCTCGCCGCGCTCATTCTTCACTGCGCTGTTGATTTCGTCGTTCAATGCCGCTCGAATATCTAGGAATGTCCGAACATCTGTTGATTTTGGCAAGGCTTTGCCTGTGGGGTCAGCTTCGCCAACGAATGTTTTGAGTTGCGCAACCAGCTTTGAAGATCCAAGCCCCTCCTTATTGACTTCTCGCTCAATAAAGTCCTCTGCCAAGTCCCGAGAGCGACCCAATTGAATCTGCGTTCCTTTTGGCACAGACTGCTCAAATTTATCGTACAATTTTGATGCCGTAACTTTGAATCGGCTTTCCCGTGAGGCAATGCGCGATTGCACAACATCGCCAAAAGTCTGCTCGCTCATCCTTTGGCCGCTGTCATCAAGAAGGCTGTTAGCTTTATTGGAAAGTCCTTCCTGCACCGCTTCTCGCCGCGCCTGCATGATTCCAGAGGATAGGGGGACATTCTGCAACGCCTTCTCAGTCAAACCAAGCTGCCTTGATCCTGACGCCTGCGCTGCTGTAATAGGGATGTCCATACTCTTCGCCGTCTGGATGAGTTGGCCCGCTTCAGGATTGATCTTGCCCGCCAAAACCTTTTGAAGCAAAGCAGGAGAGCCAAGAGCCGCTGGCAGAATCGCACTAAGAGCCCCCGTTTTCAGCGCATCCTTGCCAATCTGCATTTTGTCATTAGCAAGACGGTCAATGCCGCCCTCCTTGATACTTTCACTAGCACCCATGCCACCGCCAAGGATGCCAGCCGCGCCGATTCGTCCAAGATTGCTTGTTACTTGAAACACCTTGCCCGCAGGCACCACGCCGCCAACAAGATTGCCCGTCAACACCGTGCCGGGATTCTCTTCAGCAACGCGGTTAACGCCGAGCGCATCCACAGCTTCAGGCGATGCCATCTTGGCCTTGAGAAGTAAATCTTGAATGATGCGAGCAGGCCCAGAGGTGAAGCCGCCGCCTACTGTGGCAGCTAAAGCGCGAGGAATTGCACCTTGTCCTTTGACGCCTACCTTTTGATCTGGAAAGCCGCCATTAACCAACATCAGCCGCTCAGGATCACGCGCTACAGCTCGTTCTTGTGCGATCTTAAGAGCTTCCTCTCGTGTGGTCGTGCGCCCGATGCCAGCATGAGGAACGCCGCCTTGGTCAACAGGAGCCGCCGCCGATTGCTGCCCATCGAAATGCTCGATTGCCTCGTCAACGTCCTGCTCGTTCGGCTCATTCTCAAAGTCAACCTTGTAAGTCTTGCCCGTCTTCGCGCTCTGTAGTTCGTATGTGGGCATTATTGAGCTAGCTTATATTTGTTGCCGTTCTTCGTGGCTGGAACTGAGGATGCTCCATTTTTTTCGCGCAATCCTAAATCCTCAATATTGACGCCGTTCCGCTTTGCAATTCCCTTATAAACATCGGCACGCTCATCGTAACGCTTCTGAGCCGCACCATAGAACCGCTGGGAAAGCTCAAAGAGTGCCTGTCTATCCGCTGGCTGTAAGCCAACACCGCCCGATAACACCTTGTCGGCAATACCTGCGATTCGGTTGAACAATGCTTGATCGTTGGCTGTTCTCAGATATTCCGAAGGCATGACAACGGAATCAGGAGCGATCATCTTATTGAAGACGTTAATCAGGGATTGATCCACTGCGAGGAAGTTATTCGTCTTTTGCGCTTCCTGCATCGTCTCTTTCATCAAATCAAATTGGCCATCAATGATGGTGAAATCCTTGATTGTCTTGTCCTGCTGGATGTCATCACGTAAGCCCGCCGCCGTTTCCTGCCCCTTGAGCTTGATTTTGCTTTCTTGCTGTATCTCTGCAAGGCTCTTCGCGCTTGCTCTGTCCTTTTCAGACTCTCCGGCTCTAAAGGCTTGCTTATCTTCTTCAAGGCCCGCTGAAGCCTGCGCCTGTGCCGCAATGGTGCCAGGCATAGCAGGACCACCGCCCTGTGATGGTAGAATGTTTTCGTAAACCGTTGTTCCATCTGGAAGTGTTCGAGTAACAACCCCCAAGCCTGAATGCACTTTCGGCATGTTCGCTTTTACTCCCCAAATAGCTTTGTTCTTTTCAATCGCTTCGTTGAGCAGCCGTTGATTCTCTGCATCCCGAGCCGCCTTACTAAAAGCAAACCCATCAAAGCCCGTAGCCTGCAAATCCCCACCCATTTGCTGCCCAGGTTGCAATGGAACAATTCCCGTTTCAGGATTGATCAAAGCCTTCAACCGCAACTCATTGGCAAGCTTGCGCTGTTCATCCTCTAGCTGAAAATTCCTCGCAGTTCGTTCCTGTAAGGTCGTTCCACGGTTCATTACCCGATCAAGCGACTCTCCGATGCCGGAAAGACTTTGGTTGATGATGTTCCCGGCCTGTCCTGCGCGAATGATGTTATCCCATTTAGACATAGATTTTAACCGTAGTAAGGCTGATTCCAGCTCATTGTTGGGCTTTTCATTTGCGGGTTAAATCCTCCAGTTCCACCACCGCCGCCACCAAACGCACCCGCCAAGTTACTCGCTCCACCCATGGCACCCATGCCAGCCATAGGATTACCCATGGCCGCACCAGCCGCACCGCCTGCAATCTGTCCCAAGCCTTGACCCACTTGTAGCCCGAACATAATATCTTCCTGCAACGGATTGCTAGTGTTTGCATGCTGCCATTGTGCTTGATGCTGCTTCATCTGGTTAGCCGCATTGATGTTGTTAGCATTCATTCCAGCTCCCTGCATTCCAAAGCCCATCATTTGCCCAGTCGAAGGAATCAAGTTACCAGCCATGCCGCTAACATCAGGCGCGCCGAAAGGCGTCATGCTTTGAACCTGTCCCATTTGATCTAATGGATTACGACCGGAAAGCACCTGTAAGGCATTGGCCACTCGTGCTTGCTCCCGTGCGAACCGCTGAGAGGCAAGAAAGGCTGTTTCATCCAAGGCGTCACTCTGGCCAGTCCCAAAGCCACGATTGACCTGTGCCTGACGGAAATCCTCTGTCATATGGCGTTGCTCATCAGGATTTAAATTCCCGCCAAGTGAAAGATTGCCAGCAACCCGCTCCATTAAGGATTCGCGCAACTTGAAGCCGCTAGGGTCAGCTTGCTTCACTCTATCCAATGCCAGCCCGATCAATGCAGGACCGCCTACGCGCTGATTTTGAATGAAGTGCTGCAACATCTGAGGAGCCTGTGCCCCTTGGATGTCAGTCATCTTCTGCCCGTACTGGTCAAGTAGGGGCATTGCCGATTCGAAATTAGCTCTATTGGCCGCTCCTGCGTCGGCCGATAATTGACCTATGGTTGGTGCCGGTGCAAAAGCCTGCATTTCGGGTGATTGGGGGGTTACTTCTTCACCGCACATATTATGCTCCTTTGAAAAGGGTTAAGTTCATATCTTTAAAGTCCAGTCGTGGAAGCAGCTCACTCCAGTCAGATTTAGGATTTACGGCTGTAATGCTTTCGCCATATTGAATGTCACTCCATGCCTTCAACGCCTTGATCATCTCGAGAGCCACGCGCCCCTTTCCGTGCTCAGGATGGAATGCCACCGTCAAAACAGGCGTCTGGATCAATTGGGTGTAGCCAAGCCACTTTCCTGACCCATCCACCGCAACAAGCGTTACACGCGCAGGATTCGGCTTGTGATCAAAGCTTTCAGCAAAGCCGATAAGCCTATCCCATTCTTTTGACCCAGGTACTACGCGAACGAATTTAATGCTCATAGTTATTTGAATGCGTTGACCTTCAAGAGCCACTTGGTGTTATCAATGGCGAGTGATGCGCCAGTACCTTTGTCTAAGATGTAAAACGTGTTTGCCGTGTTCCCATAGCGAAGAACCAGGGTTGTGGTAGTTGGGACAATGGCAACACCAGTGTTTTGCCCTGATAGAACCGTTGTAAAGGAAACAGCAACCTCATCATTCGCTGAATAGCCGCCTTCCGTGGAGGTATTAATTAGCTTTGCAAAAACAAGCGAGGGCGTGTCCCCAAGCCCATGAGTCAGCGTTACAGTCCCAGCCGCCGTGATCACAACGCCCGTACTCATATAAGCCTTAGAGAAAGGCGTGATGGTCGTGTCTAGGACGCCTGAAGGGTTAAGCTTAACCACCTTTCCAGAGTCAGCCGCACCCGCGCTGTTCGTGGTTCCAGATACAGCCGCCGACGAAACCTGATTATTGGCATATGTCAGCGTTGTGCTAGGCCCAGCATAGTTTATCGTCGTGTTGACGTTCGTGTGCCAGTGTGTGCCAGAGCGGAAATTCAGGTTCGTGTTTAGCTCAATCTCTGTAAGCGTGTTTGTAACAATGTTGTTGGCTGTGATCGTCCTAGATCCGATGTCTGAGCCTGTAAGCGTGGCGTCCAACACCTTCGCGCTCGTCACCGAATTAGGCGCGAGGTCAATAGCTCCGATAGTTCCATCTGTGATGTCCCCTGAAACGATGTCGGAAATCGTTGCGTTGTTAATCGCGTTGTTGAGGTGGTAATACTGAACCGTCTGGTTTGTCGTGAACGTGACGCCAGTTGTTACCGTAGCCGCATGAGTGGAAGGCAGCGGGTTTGCCATCCAAGAAGCAACGAAGCTACCGAATAACGCCCCAATGAAAAGAGCCGCGAAGAATTGTTGTTTAGTGCATTTCATCTCTAGTAACCTCGTGTTAAAGCGTTGTGGATCTTTGCCCGCAAAGTCATCTGTTTAAGCGACAGCAAGCCGCCAGTGTGCGAAAGTCTTGGCTGCCAGAATCGGCTTTGACCAATGCCGAAGAAGGTTAGCGGGATGAAATCGAGCACCCCACCAGAGCCGAGCGTTACAGGCAGCGTGAAGGGCAATGACACACCATCTGATCCAACCGCTTCTGTTTGAAGAAGAGCCTCTACGCTGTCGTCCAGAGCGTAGGAAATAGTAATGTCACCGTAAGTGTCCACAACCTGCAATTCGCCATCCAAAACAGTCTTGTCATGGCGTTGCGTGCCAAAATCGAGCGAACGCATATGAACTTCAGAAGTAATCGCCGTTCCATCGTCGTCCTCGCCGTCAAACATGAGGTATAGAGCACCGTCGAGAGCGTCCATGTAATAAAGCTGCTCACGGTTGTTGAAATTGGTCACAACCCATTCCCCGGGCCGCATATTGTTCCATTCACCCACACACACAGGAATAAGACCGGAAGGGCTTTGAATCTGGTGAAGCATGTCAAAGGCAATGACCCCGTTGTTGTAATTGGAGTTATCAAGGCACGCGCCCACGAGCAGGTAATTGTCGAACCACACCCCACGGGTTTTATTTCTTCTTGTGGCCTTAATCCTGCCCATGAGGTTGGGGTTCCAGTAGGTAATCGGCTGCGACACCCCGAAAGCCTTGTCAAACTGAGTGCGCTTGATTGACCGGATATGGCCATCAGCGGACATGAAAAAGGCGTCATCTCCAACGACTGTCACCCATGGCGAAATACTGCCTATCTCAGTGTCGAGCGTGTTCTTGGTCCAATTGCTCACGGAGGCATCTGACACAAGAAGCTCATGTGAGGTTTTGCGCGTGAAAGCTAAAATCGTGTTGTTTCGATACATGGCAAGAGCTGTTAGTCCTTCGTTACCCTTGCTCGAAATGCGCGCCTGATTCGCCGCTCTATCCCATGTGGTGAGGTCATTGACGCTGCACACATAAACTGTATCATCGGTTCCAGCCGTGTCAGTCTTGCCAGCGAAAAGCTTGCTTGATTGCGGACAGTTCACCAAAGCCCTAGGCGGGTCTGTGTTGGTGTTTAACTCATCCGTCAACGTCACCGCTGAGCCATCCCAACTTCTCACGTTGTCATCTACGCCCGCAAATATGGCAATCTTCCCATTGAGAATACCAAATGAAACAGGGTTCGATGTGTTCGTAAGCTGCACCGTTGGATCTATCTCGGTAAAGTTCGCCGCGCTGCCTTCCCACTTAAAAACACGTCCACCATTCACTTCGATAATGAAGAATGACGAAGGATTAGGACTAAACCAGCAAGCCCCTTGAGGATTCGCACCAGGGGAATTAACCTTCTTAGTCCTGCCTCTGCGATTATCGAATAAGCCACCGGACCGAATCTCCATGTTGAGCCCGTAGCTGTATTGATTCTCCAATAGCTCAGAGGCATGGTCACGATCACGTTGACCACCCGAAAAGGACTTCAAAGTTACAGAGGGATATTCCATCGCGTTTAAACCCCTGTCTTACTCGTGAAATTCACGTTCGATTTAAGCCCGATTTGCATCCGTGGAATGATTCGCCGCTTAGCTGCGCTCTGTACTTCCTGAGCGTCTACGAGGAGCCTGATTGCATTCTCGAACTTGGCTTCGTGCTTTGCCGCCTGAGCGTGATCTTCCCACCAGTAAGTAAACATGTCAGCCGTTGCACCTTCGATAAGGGCGTCAGAATCGCCAAGAATCCATGTTTCATCGTTCGTCAGGTCTTGAAACCCAGCCTTACCCCAAAAGCTTAGGGTTGTGGCTGCTGTGTAAGATCCGAGAAGGTGAATACCGCTCTGCCCTCGATTGATGAAGTTAACCGGAGACGTTGAGGAAGCCCATGCGCCTGCGTCTACGCTATTCACCGCGCCGATATCTTCAGGTAGTAACGGGTTATCACCTTCACGAACGGCTCCAATCTCATAGAAAGCCGCATCTCTACCTCTTCCATCTGTATCGAAACCGCTTTCAATAGAGATACTGGCAAGCGTGATAGCCTTTATCGTTGCCGCAACTGACTTCGAGCCTAGAATGACGTACTCTCTCCACAAACGCCGAGCCCACACGTTTTTAGCGCGTTGGTTGATATGCTGCTTGATGTCAACAAGCGCATTCGTTGCGGGCGTGCTGCTGTTGTTAGGGATGCGAGAATTTCGCAACACCTTGAGAGCAGCCTGTGAGAGTGTGTCACTCATTCACTTAGGCAATATTAGGAGCTTCTTCGGTATAACCGACCTTGCCTTTCAGGCGTGACTCAGGGGATTCAGGCTCACTTGCGACAGGCTGGCCTTCAACCGAAGTCACTTCGATATAAGAGCCGCTTTCGTCTTCTGTGAGCTTATAGGAAACTTCCAGCTCGCCTTCAGCTTCAAGTTGACCCTTCAAAGCTTCAGGAATTGCAATACAGTTAGGTTTATTCATAATTTTCTTTCTTGGTTATCGTTGTAATCGTCGTAATCACTCAGCAAATAGCCGAGTAACGCCGCAAAATATAAAATGGCTTTCACTTGCGCTTCTTGTCTTTGGGTTTCTCAGGTTTCGGAGGAGGATTGCACCAGTGACAATCCCGCTGGTAGGCAATCCTGTGGTGGTAGCAGCCTGACCGAAGCTCCTTAAGCCGCTGGGAGATGGCTGGATCATTGGTTTCGTTCGTCATGGCGTTACCCCCGTAATCATTTCAAAGCTGTCCTCGAAATTCTCATCATCCCACCATGCCGAGTGCTTATAATCCTTCCAGATGGTGCTTAAATGGATTGAGGCATAAGACGACACATTCTTAGGCCCAGACCTACCTAGGCTTCCGTAGCCATAACCAGCCCAACCAGCGAGAAACTTACTAATCCTTGCCCAAAATAGAGCTTCATCAATCTTCGAGCAATAGAGCTTCATTTTGCCGATGCGGTCCTGCACCAAAGCGTCGTTGAAGCCGTTCTTATCAAAATCAGCGTCACAAGCAGCCGCTACAAGATGGGCCTCCTCAATGCGCACAGGAGTAATCCTAACTGCACGGCTAAAAAGCTCGCCGCCATTGGAGTGGGTGATAACCTTCAGCCTGAAATCAGGAGCAAGGCTTTCAAGAACCCGCGCTGCTTCCTCTGACTTGCTGTTTAACTTGGTCTTTGTGCGTATAGGAGCAAACTCGCTATCAATCTCACGAGCTGGTTGCTTCAAATGCTTCTCAATCCAATCGCAACCGCTTGGCGACCAATTGAAGTTATCTTCAGCATCCGTCATGATCCCAGGAAATAGGCACCACTTGATAGGCTTCATTTGCCCTCCTTCTTCGTGTGATTAGCGTCAAACAGCCGTCCACGATCACCAGGTAGCGGAAACGTCGCCTTGAGCCCCACAAAGTCCTCTTGCTCCTTCGCTGTCATGTATTCCCAAGGCTTAGGCTCCTTAATGCCGCCAGCGCGGTCTAAGTCGGCTGTGGAAGCCTTCCACAAGCTCACTTTGCCGGATAAAAACCAGCTTTTGATTTTATCGATAAGGCTCATTTGAGGAGTTCGAAACAAAATAGGGTTACGATCCCGCCAAGAAGCAGAAGTGCGTCATGAATAAGTTGATTAATCATGGAAAAAGCTTCGCAATCTTCTCCTTGAAAAATTCGATGACAATAACTCCAGCCGCAATGAATCCAGTTGCGTGCCAGACCTTTTTCTTCACGTCCTCCACATCTTTCTCGACCTTGGAAGTACGGTCGTGGATTTCGATCATCTTCGACTTAATCCAACGCACATCCGTGTGCGTTTCGATCAGGATCGTCTTGTCATCCTTTTCGCTCATTAAGCCTCTACAGTTCCATTGATTGCCCCAACTGAAGGACCGCTATTAACCACGACCTTTGTAGATTCTCCAGAAGAGACGAGCTTGATGCAGGCTAAAAGATACTCAGCTGTTGCTCCGGTTACAGAAATGTTTCCTTGGCTTGCGTTTCCCACTTGATTGATGTTGATAGTCATATATTTTTTTAGTGTTTTTCTTTAGTTATTTCTCTGATTGAGGCTTCCAGTCTTCCGTGAGCTTCACAGGCGTTTCTTCCGGTACGTGCTGAGTTACTCCCTGCACTTGAAGTGCCCACTCGTTGCGCGTTGGATGCTTTAAAATAGGAGCGTGGTGAAGGGTCGTTGACTCCGCTTTTGACGCATGGAGCCCGCCACCAACTTTCACACCTTCCTTGGGATATCCAAGGGCTGCATCAAGCTTGGCTTGGATGGCTTGAATCGCAGCAAGATCAGTTTTAACAACGTAATCTTTCGACATGTCCTGAGCAAAGACATGACCAGCGGCAAAGAGGATTGAGAGGATTTTAATAATGCGCATATCTATTCTTGAGATAGGTTTCGACCACTTGGCGGTCTGACGTAGAAAGAGCCGCGCTGTACATAATCACCTCTACGATATCCCCAGCAAGAGAACTGGCATCAGCACCGACAGTGGCATCAGAAGCTTCCGCTCCTATGGTAAACCAATCAACAGTAGAGGCGGGATAACTAGAAGAAGCTGCATTTTCCTCAACTAAAGTACCATTCTGCCAAATATCCCATTCTGAGGAGGAGCGAACATAAGAACGTGTATAGAATGTGTTTGCACTCATCGCCTCACCTGCGCCTAAGTTATCGGGTGCAAATCCAAGCCCGCTAGTTGCTGAGGTTCCTGTGCTAAAACACCAACGAGATGTCGCGTCATCTCTTATACTCAACAAGCGTTCTTGAGTGTCTTGTGCGGCCCCTGTAGAGACTACAAAGAAAATTGTCCAGCTAGCCATGTCAGGCACGACAAGAGTATTTCGTCGAAGGTGATCTGGTCCGCCCACACCTGGACCTTCAAATCGAATGGCGGGAAAACCGTTAATAACGCTCGAGACTAAGGTGGGCTGATAACCCGCATTAGCTTGTGCTAGATTGTGCCCATTCCCACTCTGGTCTGCCCATGCGCTAACATCAGACCCGTTTAGGGTAGTTCCACTATCTGACTTGTACCAAGCGAAGAGGCCGGTAATGTCATCTGGAGAGTCGGGAGCAGCGGGAGCTGCCGCGCTAGCCGGAAAGGCATCCGTCAATTGATTCCGAGACTCTCTACAAACCGTGGCGCAAGCCTGAATATCTGCGTCACTCGTGGCAATCGCCGCGTTAAGCTTTACCCTCTGCTCACCGTCCAATGTCTGAACACCGCTTGCCGTACCATTGGCAATAATCTTATTTACCTGCTCCCTGTCTAGATCATCTCCAAGCGCAACCGAGCCCGCTACGAATAGCAGGAGCAGCAACAAATCATGGAGCCAATTACGCATTATTCCCGTTTCAGCGGATAACCGACTTGGATTGAAATATTGCTAACGCTTCCCGCAAATGAGTTTTCAATCTGTCCCACCGCTAAATACTTCGCGCCCGATAGGTTGAAGCGGTCTGAGACTGTGATTGTTGAGCCATTAATCGAATTGCTGATAACAAGCTTGATGTTACTCAAAGCTGCCGAATCGTAAGCGTTCGTGGTTGTTCCAGAGCCGCTTGCAGTGATGAGTTTCGCCGTCAGCGCGCCGTTAGTCGTGGCTGCATACCCCGTAGCTGTCAGGTACACCCGCACCCACTCGTTGCCATCGCTAAGCAGCTTCACCGTCGAGGCTGTGGTGTTCGTGGTGTTCGCCGCCATGTTTGTTACGGTCGTCGCCAGTCGGAACGCCTCCGAAGACTGCGCCTTTACGTCCTGAACCAACAGCCCAACCAAACAGACAACCGCAATAAGAAATCGTTTCATAATGAATCAAGGAAAGGGCGAGGAAGGCGTTAAACCCTCCCCGCCCGAATCCGGTTTACTTAGTTTTTGATGCGAACACCGCTAATGCTGAGACGGCACGAGGTAGTATTACCATCGAGCGTCAGAGCAGAGGGCAGGTCTGACGGAAGCCAGATATCTGCAACCCCAAGCGTGGAAGAAACCACATTAGGAGCATGCCGTCGTGAGACAGCCTTACAGGGATAGATCTTATCCGCTGTGGTAGTTGCCGCACTTAGCGTTTCCTGAATGGTGACAGACGTAGCCGCGCTAGCTGTGGTCCGATACAGGTAGTACGTGTTCGTTGACACATCATAGAAGATCACATACTCAAGTGCCGCCACATGAGTAGGCGTATCATTGTCGAACCATAGAACAGAGCCGGACGCCGTTGCCGACGTAATGGACTGTTCAGATTCGGCCTGATGTATGTCAATCGTGCCTGTGGTGACCAACGTGTCGAGGTCATAACTCACATCGGTGATGTGAGCAATACCCGCACCGCGTGGAACAAACACAGTTGCCGACGCAGTGCCGTTTGCAGAGGTGTTGAATACACTTGTAATGTAATCATCAGCTTGCAGAGGCAGCGCGAAGGCCAGAGCCAACGCCATCACTAATTTAACGAGGATGTTATTCATAATCTTTTTAAGTTTCCTTTATTTGTTTACGAATTAGGCCGCGTTGTAGTGAGACTTGAGCTGCACGATCTTTGTCGGATCGAGCACGATTCCACCGAATGGGATACGGTAGGAGATGTAGTAGTAAGCCTTTGACTTGCTGAGGTATGGATTGATCCAGAACTCAGGAGCGAAGCCGCCACCCTTGGAAGTTCCACCAAAACGGCTGGCAGCGTAACAATCACCTTCAGCGAAGATGTAGTTGGTTACGATCTGGCCGCTGTCATCGCGTGTTCCTTCCGTACCGGCTGCGGTCTCACGGAAAGGCTCGTGCATAAGATGGATAGTCGCTCCACCCCATTCACCGAGTTTTCCAGTGCGCATTTCCTTGCCTCCCGACTGCTTCGAGAAGTCACGGAAGCTTGCATCATACTCAAACAAGCTCTGTCGGCTCCAAGGATTAATCACAACGTGATACGGTCCTTTGTGCCCCTGCTTGATCAAGTAACTGATACCAGCTTGAATGTCGGTCTCACGGAAGTAATCATCCGAGGTAAGAGCCCCAAAAGAGCCTTTACCGTTGGCGTACATCTCATGAGCCTTCGTGAACGAGTTGTTGCCGCTGGAGCTTCCTGCGTTGATGGCAGTAGTCAATCGGCGGTTCGCAGTGCGTTCAGCCTGTTCGCGCATCTTGACGTAAGCTTCCTTAGCGTTCTTGATGAGCCGCTGTTTGTCAGCGTAGTAAACGATCTTGAGGGCTTTCGAGAACTCAGTCAGTTCGACTTTGTACTCGGTCATCGCCATCGTTTCATCAGTGGCAGGGTCTACGCCTTCAGCCACGTCTTCAGCAAATCCTAGTTTGCTCCATCGGAATACGTGCATTACGTCTTTCCGACCATCTGGAATGGTAGGTTTATCTGCCATTCTCAGAAGAGGAGAATCATATTCCCGCTCTTCCATTGCCTCTTCAGTGAAATAATCCTGAATTGCCGCCAAGTCTGTACTGAGTTCACCATTAGCCATATTTTATTGTTCTGTTGTGAACCGAGCACGCACCCCGCCGCTGAAATGATGAACCTAGACCCCAAGCTTGGCTTCGAGCCGCTCCAAAGCTGTCTTGCCTTCTCCAGGCTTGGACACAATTGGAGCCGCGCCTTGACCTGCGGGCTGAATTCGTTTCTGCGTTGAGTTAAGTTGCTCGGTAAGTTTCTTTACCTGCTCCTTTAATGCGCCGACTTCAGAGGCATGACTTTTATCCCTGAGTCGCATGGCAGCTATGTCAGCAATGACCTTGTGACCATCAGCAGAACGGCGGTTAATGACCTCTGGAAACGCTTTGGCGATCTTATCAGCCTCTTTCCATAGCTCGCTGTCCTTGTTCCTAAGATCAGGATGCTTCGCTAAGGTTTTGTTCCAGTTATCACTTAGAGTCTTGTTGAAACTCTCGACTTTCTGACTATTCTCTATCTTCCAGAACTTGAGATCCGTATCATACTTGTCCCATTCAGCCTTGGCATCGATTGCCGCCTGCATCGTTGCTTCATCACCAGCGGCCTTTGCGTCATTGTAAGCCTTGGCAATCTGCTCTCGTGTGTACGCTGGCTTTGTAGGCTGCGCTACAAACACGGGCTCAGACTGGCCTTGTGGCTCGCCTGACTTGGCTTGCTGTTGTTGTGGAACTTGCGCTTTCGCCTGACGGATCTCTTCAAGAATCCTCTTATTCTCCGTGAGCATCGACTCGAACTTCTGTTGACGCTTCTCGTAGTTGGTTAGAGGCTTCTTAGTCTGGTTTTGGTCATTCTTATTCTGACTCTGCGCCTTGTTGCTGGCTTCGTCTGTCTGTGAAGTCAGCGCATTATCGGCCTTTTCATTATCCCTTGTTTGGGATTGTTGTTGATCTGCGTTATCGGTTGAGCCCGATTGGCTGGAGTCGATCCGGCTTTCTCCGTTATTACTCGGATCAGATTCAATGGGATCAAACAGGTCCGTAGAGCTGTCTAATGCCATTGTTGATGTGTTGTTATCGTTCATTTGTTTTTGACTTATTAGTTTTCTCCAATGCTTCAGAAGTCACTCTGCGCATCGGGTTGGTTGGCTTTACAGAGGAGTGGACGCCATCCCGCTCTCTCGAAAATCTCTGACCAGCAAAATGAAAAGAGCCGATAACCCGTTAGGGCTACCGGCTCTTCAAAGCTGGCGGAGTTGCTAGTTGAAGCTAGCTATATGACCGTTCGAGGGATCAGCAAGAACGGTTCCAAAATTAGTTAGTAGCGTTTGCCTTTCTTTTTAGGCTTAACAGGCCGTTTACGACTTGCCATAAATTGCGTTACTGTTAATGCGACTGTTATTGTTGACCATTTTCGCGAACATATCTTCGAGCCTAGTTTCTGTCAACTTACGATCTGCTATCTCTTTTTTAGACGCACTAAGCATGACCAACATGCGCGCCATAGACTTCCATGCCTTAGATTCTGCCTTGATATCAGCCAAGTCCGGCTTTGCGACCTTAGTTACTTCGCTAGCCACCTTGACGCTATTCCACGCCATGGCCTTTATAAGCTTCTTTCCTGAATCAGTCCTCAGGTAGTCATTTAATGCGGTGGAATCGTCGTTCTCCCAGTTGATCTCTGCGAAATAGTCTAGAACAGGCTGGCGTACGTAGCTGGCAGCTAGCTTGATGATGAATCGTTTAAAGATGTTCATGCCACCGCCAGTTGTGGAGCTACTGCCGCATGTGCCGCCTGATCCAACTGATCCATCATTGCGGTAATCTGCTCGTAGCCCTGTTTGTTTGTCTTCTTAAGCTGCTCCCGTTGCATCAAGAGATACTGCGAAATCTGTCCAAGCTTCTGAGGCTCGACTTGCTGGCCTGATTGCATGAGCTTCTGCAAGGTCTGAATGGCCACCTGCGCCTTGACCATTGGATCTCCACCCTGCTTAGGTACAATCTGGCCATGTACAAGAGCGTTAGTCATATCGTTGAGAGCATCCCGCGCTGAATCCATCTGCGCTTGTCCGTTCTCCATCACAAAACGTTCCACGCGCTCAGGCTCGGAGTTTTCCACCACGTTCTTGTACAACTCTAGGATATTGGCCGTGTTCGGCTGCGCCTCATTCGCGGTAATTCCAAGGTTAAACAGCGCAATGGAGTTGTTAAGCTGCGCCTCACGGTTCAGAGCGTCAGCGGAGCCGTTGACCTCAACGAAGTAATCATCTGAAAGCAGGTTCTTATCGAACTGCGCAAAGCCTTCCTTGGTCATGAAATCCCACTCCTCAATTTGATCTTTGAACTCGTTGAGCAAGCCGAGCTGCTTCTTCATAATCTGGCCGATAAACATCTTCCAGTTAGACAGCTCAGACTCAGTGTTTAAGTTATTCTGAAATGCAATGGCTTTGACCTCTGTAGCCGTTCTCGCTTCTCCAAGCGTGTTAGCCTTGCCAAGCCCAAAGTCAGGGCTTCCCACCCATCGCTCAAAGATGCTGCGCTGAAAATTGATCTGCTCCACGAACTCCACGGGAACCTCGCCCATATCAACCTTTGTCAATTGACCGGGGAGAATGGTCCCAGGCTCGAAATCAAGGTTCTGAGTCGTGGACGGCATCGAGTCCGGCGTTGTGGGATAAAACACCGGACTGGAGAATAATTGAAGGGTGTTGAGCAACCCGCGCCACATGGCAGAGATGGAGTATTCAAGCTCCGTTGCCTTCTCTGTGATGCCCTGCGAGCTGTAGAAGTGAGGTGTGATCTCCTCGTACTTGCTGGACTCAAACATGTACCTATCAGCCTTCACCATGGACTCGTAAGGATAGCCAAAGGGGTCTATGAGCTTCAGCGAGGGATCATCAGGTAGGATATACTCCATCATCATCTTCCCGCTGTCTTTGTGCCTAAAATGCTTTTCCCATAACACAATACTGTTTGTCTTGGCCTTGCTGCGGCTAATCCCCATCCGGTCGTAGGAATGCCGCTCAGACTCGCCGCTGTCAGAGTCGTTCGTGTTAACGTCACCATCCGTGAATTTCTTCAAGAATGCTTCTAAAGCCGCCTTGTCCGGCGTCGTATCCATGAACCGCTCTTTAACCCAGCTAACAGACTTTTCGAGCACATGCGCACAGTGAGGGGCTTCGTGGATATCGTGACAATCAGAGGGAACGATGAAGAAAATAGGAGGAATAGACTCGTGGATGATCTTGCCTTTCTTCGTATCAAAGAAGGTCTTCATGATGCAAAGACCGTTCTGCATCTGTTGCCATGCAGAGTATTGAATCTGCTTCTCGAAGTCAGTGCGTTGCTTCGTGTAGAAATCAAAGTAACCAGACACCAAGGGAGCCTTGTCGATCATCTCCTTCTGCCGAGCAATCAAGGTCGTGATATTCTTACTCGAATGAATCAGCTTATTCCTGAGTGGCAATTGCTGCGTAATGGTCATCTGCGCCAGCAAGTACCGATGATTAGCCGCTCCAGGCCACGGATAAGACATGATATCAGGACGATCTAAGCCGTAATACTGCGCGAAGAGCTGCGCTATCCGCTTCTCCCATTCCTTCCGGGCATCCAAAGCCTCCATCGTCTCATCATAAGACTTATACTTACCTTTGAGAATGGACGCCATGCTTAGGCGACCTTTCGTTTACAATCGCGCTAACTGTCAACTCTTTTTACGCTTCAAAGCCGCTGCCTCTTCATACCCTGCGTTGGCCTGCTCCCTGAACCCTGCGAACCTAATCCCATGTTCTCTCTCCAACCGTAAGCAAGCTATCTCTAACTTTCGCTTCTCTGTTAGGTTAAGCGGGCGCACGTTAAACACCTCATCGTCAATCTTGATCGTCCTATCCATAGATACGATGATATCCTCGTCAAAGATATCGTTGTTTTTCATGGTTTGACCTTTGGTTTTGGTAGTTTCTCAATCATTTCAATAATCTGTTCCTTCGTGAAGCCGAGCATGTGCGCCGCATGGCAGAAGTTCTTCACAAGCTCCTTTCTTTGAAAGACTTTGAGATCGTTTAAGGCTCGATTTACGAGCTGTGGTGCGTCTGGTTCTGTGTTTGGTTGCATAAAATCATCCTCTCCCTAGGTACTTGCCGCCGACCATGCCGACGCCGTTGTTGTTTCGGCTCATGATATCCTTGGCGTGGCTATCGTCGTACCACTGCGATGTCTTGCGCACCGCCGACCATGCCGCGCTAGGCTCCATGGCACACATTACAAGGGCATCAGCGTAATCGGGTGACTTAGCACCACGCCTGCGCATGGTTTCTTTGCTTTCCAGTACGGTTTGACCCTGTGAGTTTGTCGTGTACTGCCGAGACGTAACTTGCCCGATTAACTTGGGATGGTTTGGCAGGATGATCTTGCGCTCAACAATCTTCGATGACAGGACGCCGTACATTTCAGCATTCTTCCGAGCATACTTACGCCCATCATTCGCTTTCCCTCCAAAGTCCACCCGATGAACCGCCGTCCTGCCGTCTTCAGACTTCACCACCTCTGCTATGCGTGAGGCTACAGGGCTTCCAGAACCGCCAATATCAACAAAGAGGTGATGAGGCTTAACCTCACGAATGCGATTCATCACGCGCCCTACAACTTCCATCTCATTATCTGATGGAGGGCAGCTCCAAGGGTCCATCACCTTATTTCCGCGCCTGTGAATCATTACACATTCATCACCGTCACGCTTAGCCGCTGACACGTCCAAGGCTGCTACAATCTGCCCGTCATCCTCCCATTGCGGTTCGTGCCTCAAGATGTCGTTCACCGCTTCAATTGTGATAAGCACTCGTAAATCCACGTCTGAAAACTCATTTGTGATCATGGACTTGACCAAGGCAGAGCTTGGACCATGAGTAACCAGTTGCTCCTCAATCCACCTCTGAGGAATCCAAGGACAATCAGCCGCGTTAATCTCATGGATCTGCCAGAACTCACGAAGGCGCGTAAAGCAGTCATAGAACCGACCGCTCATAAGCCCCTTGGATGAGATGAAGATGGTAAGCTTGGGTTGCCAGCGGTTCGTAGCATCAATGATCTCGTCCTTCATGGACTTTACCTCGTCCAAGATACGAATCATGAATGGAGCGTGAAGTGACTCCACGGCACCCACATCCTTAGCTGTGAACCACCGCGCCCAGTTGCCGTTAGGAGCTTCCATCTTGCCGACGACGCACTTCCAATCGCCGTAACGAGGCTGCATCTGGTGAGGAATCAAATACCGATACAAGGCTTCACACTGCCTATCGACGTGAGACGTGAATCCCACTCCACAATTGGGAATGGTGTCCATGAAGTACCGGATCAGATCGCCGATGATTTGCGTCTTACCAACGCCATTGACGGCGCCAAGGGCAAGATTGCGAGGGAAGTCTGCTAAGTTGAGCGTTAGATCTTCTCGGACGACTCTACA